CTGGACACCTGAACGTCACCCATCTTGTGCGCTTCATGCAAGCTAGAACGCACGTCGCTGCGCGTGACCAGCGCGCCCGGCGCACTAGCGCTGATCAACCTACGAGGTCGTGCGCAGCTGAAGTCCACGGCGTGCTCGTGGTCTTTGAACAGATCAAAGTTGGTGCGCTTAAAAATTACGCCCTGGACTTCGTCGATCAGCACGTCGCTAGGCAGGGGCTCGTCGGCGACATGTTCTTCATCCACATCACGCGTGATGGCGTACGTGGCGTCGAAGACGGCGTTAACGCCTTCAGCAGGGAAGCACGACCGCATGGTGAGGTCGGCGACGCCAGGCGCGAACACGCTGGGGCGGAGCACCACGTCAGCGCTAAAGGCGGGCACGTCGCGGCCATCCACCATCGGCAGGATCTCCGTATGCACGCCGGGATAGAAAAGCTCCTGCTCAGCCGCGGATGCTGCATGAAAGAGCATGTGCGTATGCCGGGTGAGCGCGATGAACATCGCGGCCTGGTGACCGGCAAGCCACAGATTCTGCGCATTCGACAGAGCGGTGAACAGCGCGACGCTCTGCTCGCGCAGGCCGACCGATTGCCCTATCGAGAGCGCCTGGACATTGGGCGGCAGAGCGGGCGCGAGCGCGTGTTGATGTAGCCGCAGATAAATGTTGGCATCAAGCGCGACGCCAATGTTGTTCGGCAGCTCCACTAGCACGATAGATATTGGGCGCGGGCACCTGGTCTGATAAAGATCGCGATAATGGCACGGCGGCAACCAGCGCAATGCGGCAACGAAAGCGTCGTGGGCGACGCTATTGCTCACGCACATTTCCAGCCGCTTGTGCGTGAAGACGGGATGGTCGCGCAACGGCTGCGCGGGGTCATCCATCACGCGCTGATGCATGTCGCCTAGCAAGACGACCGGCGCGTGTACGCTGTGCGCGTAAGCCAACCACCCGAAAAGAGTATGCGTGTCGTAACTGAAGCACTCGTCAATGATGATGAGACGATGCCGCACCGCACGCGGCGGCAACCGATGCTGCGTGCGGACGCGACCGCGCGCGCCGAGACGCTGCTGCCATGCCTGGGCGAGCGCGCGTGAGGGCACAACTACGCCGACATTCTGCACGTCGTAACGCTCGCAATACTGAATTAGCGCCGTGCTTTTGGCGCATCCCGCAAAACCGCCGAGAGTCACCTGCGGCCAAGCGATCGGGCCCCGGGTGCGGTCGTCGCGGCAGAATTCGCGAATGTGGTCCACGAGGACGGCGGGCGTAGCCGGAGGGATGACGACGCGCCCGACGGGGCGTCGAAGCGGCGATGCGGCGCGTGGCAACGTCAAGAGGCCCCGCAGCACAGCGGTGATGCCGGCGTCAGGGGCAGGCACGTCAAATTCCGCGGCTTGCATCAGCATATCCTCCGTCGGGAAGCGCTCATAGAAGAGAGCCGCGCCGCGCGTGACGACGGCAGGCGCCGGCCAAGCCTCGCCACCGAGCGCGAGCGGTACATCCGTCAACAACGCAGGGGGCACATGCTGCTGCAACGTGCGGCAAAAACCGAGAATTTGAGCGCCAGCTATCGTACGCGGCCATCGCAAATGCTCATAAACGGCATCACGGCGCGTCGGCGTCGGCGGCGCTGCAACCACCGCAATCCTCTCCGGGTCGATGGAACCCAAGCTAGAAACGGACACGGCCGGAGAGGCGGGGTGCGCGGGCATTGGAACCGCCAGCGCTTCAACGCCGGCGTCATCAGGGTCGTGAGCGTCAGCAAGCGCGTCGGCCAGCTGCGCGACCGGCTCGACGCCATCCAAGGCCGGAAGCAGCGCGGCACCGGCGGCGCCCAATTCTAGGATTCCTTCCCCGGCAACAGCGGGCGCGACACCCTCTGGATCGTCATCATCAGGGAGTAGTACTTCAGGGCCCGGGGGCTCTTCATCAGCAATTGGCGCGGCTTCAGCGCCAGCGGGCGCGCCACCATCCAGCAGGAGCGCGAGATTGGGCGGGCTCGGAGGGGGACGCTGCTCCGCCGCGGCGGCAAGATCCGCGGCAACGGCGTCGTCAGCAACGACGGCAGGCAACAAAGGCGCGACCGGCGGCACGCGCGCTCGAGAGGCGCGGGGGCGTGCGAGCGCGGCAGCCACGCGATCATTCAAACGGTTGAAAGCGTCAATCTCAGCGACGGCACCGGCCTCGATGTCCGCAGGTGCACCGGCGCGTCGCGCCCAAGGTAACGGGAGCCGCGGCAGGGGGACAACCCTGAGGCGACGGCGCAACGGCGCAAACATCAGCTGCACATCCTGGCCGGCAATTTTGCGCACCACCAAGCCCGGGTATTCGGCCGGCACGTATCGATCGCGACGCGGCGCGATTTCCCAGTGCGTGCGTTCCACGTAGGGGTCATAGTCCGAGTCGGCGTCCATGTCGCGCAGGAAGAGCCAATTGTAAAACCGCTCCATGAAACTGAGCGCCTGGGCATCTCTCTTGCGCGCGATCTGCAGCGTCGCGCAGTCGACGACGTAGCGCTTCAAGCGCTCCGTGAAGGCGCCCTGGCGCTCACGCTCCTCGCGCAAATGCTTCACAGCGCGCAGCATGCAGTCTTCATAATCGTCCGCGTAGCGCGCATGGGCGAGAAGTGCGTGGCCGACGAGCGAGTAAAATTCGGCCGAACTCACGTCCCACCGCTGCTCAATCAGCTGATTGCCAATGCGCACCTCACCAAGCATGCCTCGCAGCTTGGAGGCCACGACGGTGAAAGTGAGCGCATCAGGCTTAAGGGAGGCGCAGAAGCTCACAAGTGCGCGAAAGCGCCGAGCGGGCGCGACGAAAAATTTAGCCGCAGCAGTGCGCCGCGTTTCCGGGCGCAGCAAGGGCAGCGTCAAAAAAGGTTCGGCGCTCAGCGTCCACGCCATGGGCACTTCCTCCTGCGCGCCGCGAGCGACGGCAACGCGCAAGTAGTAGAGGCTGCCGACACGCGCCTCTTCTTCGACTTGCACGTGATAACCGTCAAACGCAGCGCCCGGGGTGAGCCACGATTTGAGGGTCGACCACGCGTTGACATAGCCCGCGCTAGCGCCGCCGAGATGGATGGCGCGCACCACGTCTCCGTCGCGCGAGAAGCGCATACCGAGTTCCACGTCGTCGTAACGGTCGACACGCATATCCAGCAGCGGGACAGGCAAGTGCATTATCACGTGGGCGTCGGAGCAGCCGCGCGACGCCATTGCAGCTACAAATTCGGCAAGTGAGATGTCGTGGCAGGAAAGCGGCGCGTAGAACACGTTGGCTCCAAAAGCATGTGCGCATTGCTGCAGCGTGCTATTGCAGCGCACTTCATCAGCAAACGCCTTGACGGCGGGCGGGGGCCTGACCTCATGCCGATGGAAATCCCGACCGGTGAGATTGGGCGCGCAGTTATGGACCACATTCGGCAGCAACGCGACTTGATTGGCGCTGGCGCCAACGCAAAAGACGTAATCATCCTCCCGCAGCGCAGCGCAGAAACGGCTGTGGAACGCGAAGCGCGCGGAGGCGGCGGCGCC